AAAAAAAAAAAATTTAGAAAAAAAAAAAGAAGTTGAAATGACATTAAAAAATAGTTTCAATAAAAGATGTTTGGTATATTTAATCAAAATAACAATTAACGATGAAATTATATATAAATTTGGCCATACAGATGATATAATAACTAGATTAAGAACACATAAAAATGAAATTGGTAAAGATGTAGAATTAGTATATTGTATTGAAAGTAAAGATAAAAAAATGTTGGAAAAATTATTAATAGAGTATTTAGAACAATATAAATTTAGAATAAAAAGAATTATTAATGATAAACATCAGACAGAATTATTAAAAGTGAATGATATAGAAATGATTAAAAATAAATTAATAGAATTAAATAACGATGTTGAAAATGAAAAACTTTTAATTATAAAATTAAAAAATAAAATTATAGATTTAGAAAATGAAAATATACAATTAAAGCAACGATTAATAACAGATGAATATGTAAATGAACTAAAAAATAAAATAGAAGAATTAGAAATGTGTATTTTAGATTATAAATTAGATGACAACAAAATCAAACCATTTATTGAAAATGAAGATACAGTTGAAGATAGAATATATAAAAAAAGACAAGTTGATAAAATAGACCCTAGTACATTACAAATAATAGAAACGTATGAATGTATTAATTCAGTAATAATAAAAAATCCAGAGTTTAGTTATAATGGAATATATAGAAGTATAAAAAAAAATAATGTATATAAAGATTTTAGATGGAATTATAATGGTGAAAAAATAAATTCAACAAATAAAATAGTTAAAGATAGTAATAAAGTAGAAAGAGTTATTCAATTAGATGAAACTAAAAATTTTGTAAAAATATACCAAACCAAATCTGAATTATGTAAACTATTACATATTGGTCTTGTCAAATTAAATCGATACATTGAAGAAGAAAAAATATTAAATGAGTTTTATTATGTAAATGAATCATCTTATAATGGCGACATATTAGATAATAACAATTACGAAATTCATAATAGTAAACATATAAGAGAAATAAATATAGAAACCACTGAAATTATAATTTACAAATCTATGAAAGAATTATATGAAAAACGTGGTATATGCCGTGACACACTAAGAAATTGTATAAAGAATAATAGAATATGTGATAAATATAAATGGGAATATATAAATGATATTCAAAATAAAAATAATAGTAAAAAAGTTAAAGAAATAGATATAAAAAATAATACATTTATAATATATGATAGTATGAAAAAAATATATACAAAATTAAATATTACTCTTGAAAAATTAAGATATGTTATTAAAAATCAAGAAATAATAAATAATTGTAAATATGAATTTGTTTAAAATTGAATAATAAATTTTCTTCTCTAAATTAAAAGAGGATATGGGTGTAGATTACTACATAGTAAAACAATTACATGTTGAATATCTAGACGATGATGATATGGAACGTAATATTAATATAGAGTTAGACCGTGAATGTGCTTATTTTTATAATGATATGGATTCAGTTGACAGTGATGATACCGATGTCGAGAGTTTTTCAAGTAAATGTTTAGAAGTAACATATAAACCACGTATACTTTTCCAAAATGGTAAATGGAAAAGTGATAATATTCAAGAAAAATACTCTAATAACATCACACAAGAAATCGGAGATGGAATGTTATTAAAAATTATAAAAAAAGAAGTTAGATATCTAAGGTAAAGGGTTTTAAGAAAAAAATGATAGATAAATGAGTTTAATAATGGAAAATGTTAGAGAATAATAGTATTACAAGTATTATATTCGGTATTCTAAGTATTATCTTTTATAGTGTAGTGTATTATCCACAGTTTTATGTGATTTATAAAACAAAGAAAACTGATGGTATTTCTATATGGATGTTGTTAGTATGGGGGCAGGCTGATTTTATGAGTTTAATTGGTACTGTTATATTAAATTTAGAATTGAGTTTGATTATTATTGGTTGGTATCATGTAGTAGTTGGTATTTTAATGACACTTTATACTTTGTATTATGATGATGAAGACAGTAATGAAAACAAACTGGTAAAATATGTATCTGTAATTATTTATTATATAATCAATGTGTGTGTTTGTATATATTTAACATCAACAATGTTATATAATTATGAGGCTGGTAGTACAATTGGTTGGATGTCTTCTATCTTTTATATTATAGGAAGAGTTCCTCAATTTTATCTTAATTACAATCGTAAAACAACTGAAGGTTTGTCGATTTTAATGTATATTTTTACAATTTTAGGAAATACATGTTATTTATTGGCTACTATAACATATTCTATTGAGTATGAATATATATTAACAAATATGCCGTGGATTATCATGATTGTGGTAACTGTAATAATGGATTTTGTAGTTATTTTTCAGTCATACTATTACAAAAATAAGAAAAATCAACATAATTATAATAAAGACATTGAAAATATATTAGACAACAACTAAATAAATTTTTTTTAAAGTTTATCTATAAATATAAAATTTTTATTATCTATTTATATATAAATAATAAATATATACTACAATGCCAGACCCAATATGGTCTCAAGATTTTAATGTGTTATTTAAACCAGAGCGTTTAATGGAATTTTTCCCAACAAAAGAACAAACAAATGAAGAACGTGTAAATGCTATTGTTAGATTATCATTATATGTTTCTATAGGATTAGTTGTATATCATTCAAATGCCAAGTTTTTTGCTATTTTCTTATTTTTCTTGGGTTTTACTTTTATTATTTATAGACATCATCCTGAAATGAAACCTCGAGACCAAAAAGCATCAAGTATTCAAGAAAAAGTTGAAAAAGAAGTTTCACAACAAGCCGAAAATGAAAAATCTAATCCTAAATTAAATGGTTTTATACCATCACTTGGATTAGGTGGTATTAAAGAAAAATTAGAGAATGAAATTCGCCCAGATGATGTAAAAAATGGTAAATGTACTAAACCCACGGTTGATAATCCATTTATGAATGTTACTATGAAAGATTATATGAATTTTGATGAAAATGGTTTTGTTGTAAATAGACCACCTGCATGTGATCCTAACGATCCAGAAGTCAAGAAAATGATGGATGAAACTTTTTCAAATAATTTATATAGAGATGTGTCGGATGTTTTTGGCAAAAAAAATTCTCAAAGAAATTATTTTACTATGCCATGGACAACTATTCCAAATAAACAAGACGAATTTGCTAGATGGTTATATTTATCACCAAAAACTTGTAAAGAAGATCAAGATTATTGTTTACGTTATGAAGATATACGTTCTAAAAGATTTGTAATGCCAAATCCAGAAAGAAATCCGGTTTCTAGTAAAAAAGATACCCCTGTTTAACAACAAATACTAAGCAATTAAATTAATTAATTAGTTAATTTAATCTCTTCCTATTGAATTGAGGAGCGAGCCAGGTTCAAACTGGTAAGGAACAGCATCATTATGTCAATAAAAATATACTACTTGTAACAGTTGGAACTTGCTTTTTGAGAAATCCCATTTTAGTAATTTGAATATTATTCCTTACTCTATTTACTAGGATGTTTTTTATCAAAACCACCGTTTTGGTGTTTACATTTTTGTTGAATGCACAAATAATCTATACTACCTGGTGATGAAGTTTTGTATTGTTTTCCTTTAATAACAGTTTTTGGATTTATATAATTAAATACAATAAAATCATCGTATGATGATTTTGTAGAAGTTATATTTATTGATAATATTTCTTCCTTTGTCTTTACCATTTTAGTTTGAATAAATGAAAATGTCTTGATTTTATTTTCTGTTTCTTGGGCTGTAATAAATGCTCTATTAATAGATACAGGGTCCACTAAGTAAGAAAACTTTTTATAGTCTTTTAGTGATAATGCATTTAATGGTAATGATAATTTATAAGTATCTAAAAATTCTTTGACTTTATTTTCTTTACAAATTTGAAATCTATCCATTAAACTAATACATATTTGCGCAAATGGTATATTACCGATATCTAAGAAATAAGTAGATAAAATAATGAATGTATCTGCTAACAATGAAAATTCATTAGCTTCGCAAAATATTTCAATTTCACTCTCCAACTTTCTGTAAAAATTGTTATAATAATTTTCAAATTCTTCAGCATAACCTCCTATTTCACGCGTAGATACTCTAGAATAAAATTGATATTCTCTTATTTCAGTTAAAAAATAATAACACAAATACATTTTATTACATATTCTAGAGAATTCAATGGGGTCAATTTTATTGAAAATTGACAATGTTGGATATTTTTTTTGAAATATTCCGCTAAATCTAGATGATTTTGACCCTTTTGACACAGTTGGACTTGATGGACTTGATGGTCTTGGGGGTAGTGGTGATAGTGGTGTGATGGGTGTTAATGATGTATATAGTCCTAAACTATCTATATAATTTTTAATATCAGCAAAGGTGGTTCTATATTTCATGTATTTATCTAAAAAATATTGATTTCGTATGACATTTTTAAATTTATTTTGATTTTTAATGAATAAATCGAGATGATTCAAGTAAAATAGTTTAATTTTGTCAATATCTGTTAAATCTTTTAAATTATTGACGATTTTATCTTCTAATTCATATAGTGGAGTTTTTTTGTCATCATATAAAAAAGTAAAATTGATAATTTCTTCAGAGTCACTCATTAATATAAACTAACAAAATAAAATTAAGATTTAATTTCAATTTAGGATTCAAAAAGGAATATTTAACCAATGAAGCAATCACAAAAAATTGAATTAGTTGTGAATGATTGTAATTAAGATTGGGGTAATGAGTAATAAATATATAGCATTTGATTGTGAAACAACTGGTGTAAATGATAATAGTAATTTATTAACAGTATCATTTATTATTTTAGATGAAAACTTGACTGAAAAAGATATTTTAAATTTATCTTTACGTCAAAATAATGGTTACTATGTTTATCCAAAAGCCTTAGAGATTAATAAAATAGACATAATTAAACATCACAGTACATCTTTGGATTTAATTGATGCACGAATAAAGTTATTAGAGTTTTTGACTAAAAATAAAGAACGGTTTAATTTAATTCCAATTGGTCATAATATTCAATTTGATATCAAATTTATTAAACAAAGTGGTTTATTGAGTGAATATGAATATAATAGTTATATTAGTTGTAATCCATTGGATACATTAAGTATTGCTCAATTCTTAAAGTTGTCTGGTAAATTACATGAGAAGCAAAGTTTATCATTAGTAAACTTGTGTTCTAGTTATAAATTAAAAAGACATGAGGATGAGAAATTAGAGCATTCCGCGGAATATGATATTAAAATGACTATTAAATTATTAAAATTTTTTAAAGATGTAGTAAACGAAGGTATTTTTGATAATAAAAAAAGGAAATTAAGTTGAATTTAAAAAAATATAAACAAACATTTATTATATGGATATGGATAAAATTTCTCTTTTGAATAGTATTTCTAATAATTTTAATAAATTATTAAAGGAATGTCAAAATGGTAACACTTTTTTACCACCAGTTTTTAATACAACATCAGATATAGATTCATTAATAGTTTTATATCAAATTTTAGATATTATATGCAATAGACGTTTACATCCTACTGCGTCAAATATAATTTTATATCAAACTTTAGTTCAAATTATTAATATAAAATGTAAAGAATATGTTGAACAAGCAACAACTTGGAATAAAAATCTAGAAGGATTTATATTAACGTTTGATAATTATGTAAATACAATGGTGGATAATATTATCAAATGTTCTCAACTATAATGTAATGTAAATTACAATAAATCATATGATTCTTTGATTTTTTTATCAACAAGACTTGATAAATTCAAAGGACATTCATTAGTTTGTACAAAAACTTTGTTAACACTTGTATCTTCAATAAGTTTAAAAGACATATAAACGAATGGTAAGAATGAGACTTCCTTGTGTCTATACGAAATCCATTTGTATACTAAATCTGATTTGAGTAAAAAGTTATGTGATATTTCTTCAAATGAAGATTTCTTCCAAAAATCTTTTGTATATAAACAATTTGCTAAATCTGGTAATTTGACATGCTGTCCATTCCTATTTGTATTAAAATTCTTGTTACCATCGATTGTACGTTTTGGTCCAACTAAACCAGTATCAAGTGAAATTGTACATTCTTTTTTAGATAAAATAAAATGACCAACTAACTTGCGTAGATTCAAATTATAGTTATTTGTATCAAAAAAATGTAAAACCAAATCATTTGACGAGTGTTTTACTCCGACATTAAGTTTATATCCAAACTGTAATCTGTCATTATTTTTATTATCAATATTTATTAATCGTATTCGTTTATCCTCTGGTAAATTAAGTTCTTTTTCCGAGTTTGAGTCGTCAACGATTACTAATTCCAAAAGATGCCGTGGATAATCTAATTTTAAAAATGATAAAAGAGTATGGAAAAATTTAGTTTTATTAGTAAATGGACAAATTAAAGATATTTTTGGTAATAAATTGTCATTTATATGTATATTTTGTAATTTATCTACTGGTAAATTCAAAGATACAAATTTATCATAAAATTCATTTGCTAATTTAGATTCATATTGTAAGATATCATCTTCACTTAATGTTTTATTAATCACTAACGGATCATGGATATAATGCTTCTCTCTTTCAGAGAAGTGTATTTGTGTAACTGTATAAATATCGAGTTTATTTAAATTTTTATAAAATTCTGTAATATCTTTTGATGACTTGATAATCTCTAATACTTTATCTATACTACTTCCATTAATAATAAAATTACCGCTACTTAGAATGTTTGTTGGAGTCCAGTAAAGTGATTTATCATCGCTCTTTTTATACGAATCTAATTCACTCTCTAAACAAAGAATATCGTATTTATCAGGAAATACAGGAACGTATGTGATATCATGTACAATTATATTAGTATCAAAAATAATACCATATTCATTTGCACGATGTTTCTTTACCGATGATAAAGCTTTAGATAAAGTATCAAGCAGTTTAGAATCTTGTATGTATTTAACAAACTCAAAATTTACTCTTTTTAAAATATTTTTTTTTGACAACTTTTTCTTATTACGTTTATGAATAAGACTTTCATTATTTTTAAATAACATGATGTAGTTTTTAATTTGAATACCAGACATCTTTTTATAATTATTGAGTAAATTAAAAAGATAAATGTAACGTATAAATATAGATAAAAAATTACAGTTAAATCTACAGTTAAAAAAATGAATAAATAATGTATATTCAGTCCGTTTGAGTAAAATGCCAGAAGGTCCAGAAGTGCTTGATTATTATAACTTTATCGAACCGTTGTTGAGAAATAAGATATTAAATTCGTTTGATATTTTGTCAGGTAAATATTTGAAAAAAGATTTAGTAAATCTCTGTGTATTTAAAGAAAAATTACCATCTAAAATTAAGGATATTATTGTAAAAGGTAAAACTATTTTTATTACTTTAGATAATAAGCATAGTTTAGTTATAACACATGGTATGAGTGGATATTGGTCGGATGATGAGGAGAAACATTCAAGAGTGAAGTTTAGTTTGAGTGAAGTTAGCGAGTTATTTTATGTAGATCCGAGAAATTTTGGAACTATTATCATTAGTTTAAATGAGGAAGAACTATATTTTAGACAAAACAAACTAGGTCCATATGTTTTAGAGCACTGCGGTTTTTAAATGGCACTAATTATTTGTAAATTTTCGGTGACCTATGTTTCGTTGAACGCTTCTTCTCCAATCTCGTTAATTGTTTCTTGTCATATGCGTAAGCAAAGTAATTTTGGTAATGAACTCTCTTCACTTTCTCTAACGCTCTTTTCACACTTTCTTTCAATTCCCTTAAATTCATTGCTCTTTCCACTTTCATATAATGTTTCAGTTGATTGAAAAATTGTTCTATTGGGTTTAGCCTTGGTGAATAAGGCAAAGTATAAACTACTTCATTACCTGAGTCAGCGATTATTCTTCTAACATTTGGTCGTTTGTGTATTTGAGCATTATCTAATATCTAACAGCTGTTAATTTATAATCCTCTGTATGTTGTTTCATTTTGAGTTTAAAATTAATCGTTTATAATATAAAAATAAAATATAATTTATAAATAATGGAGGCGGAAATAGAAAGTCTTAAAAAAGAAAACGAAATACTAAAACAACGATTAAGTAAATACACAAATTCACCAGCTTATAGAAAATATTATGAAGCGAATAAGGAAAAAATCAATGAAAAGAAAAGAGAACGAGCGAAAATTGATTATGAAAAGAAAAAGTTGGAGAAAATTGAAAATAAAAATTAAGTGCGTTCAAAATAAATTATTTTTATCTCTGTTATAATTATAACAGAGATGAAAGACCCACCAGACCCAAATTTGATAAGTTCCAATTACAGAACTATTAAAGTCCCTCTTAAAAAAGTTCTTAAACATTTTGACATCATTCAACCTAAGTTTGAAGAATCCGTTTTAAGAGTTAATCAATTTGCTACTATTGGATATGAATTTCTTAAATTGTATGTTTTACATTTGTTTCAAAACAAAGTTGAACTACCTAAAATTAATAAAGCGTTAATCACTAAAATTTTCAATTTGATTGGTCAAGGCTCTAACAAAGGTAGAAAATGTAAAGTTTCAAGCGACACGATAACAACCTTTTATAATGACATATTTTCAAAAATCTATCCTAATAAGCTTAATTCAAGTCATTTATCTTATGTTTTACCTGTTTTGAACGACGAAATGTTAAGATGTTTTGAAACTAACATTAAAACTCACTTTTTGAAATATCTATGTAAATACATTAATGTTCTTATTAGATATCCATTAGTTGATGCTGTAAAGAATAGCAAATTAACAAAAGAAGAACGTAAAGTTCAATATCAAGGTATTAATAAAGAAATTAGAGACATTAAGAATGACATTATAACGATGAAGATTGAAAAGTCTAATGAAAAATATCATAAATTTATACAAGATACAATTAGTTTATTTCCAAAAGATAGTATCAAAAAGAACAACTTGATTTACAATGTCAAAGCATCTCCACAAAAATACATATTAGCTTCACTTCAATTGAATTTGAAGATTGAAGAACAAGGTAAAAAGTGTTATCAAGTTTTTTGTCAAAGAAGTAACTATGTTCCTAAAACAATCACATTAAACACGTCTGGTTTAATAGAAGTGATAAATGATACTAAAAGAGAAATCTATGGAATTGGTTATAGTAAGATGAATAACAATGCTAAAAGATACCAAAAACAAGCTTGGAGAACTGTTTTGAAGTTGGAGAATAAACAATTGTTTAACCATAAAGATTATATATTTTACAATCAAATTCAAACAGATGGTATAAGTTGTAATCTATTATTAATTCGTAAAGATTTTTATAACAAAACATATGGTCAAAAACTTCCAGAATATGATGAAGATATAGAATTTGAAATAAAACAATTAGAGAAATTAACAAAAGATGAATGTGAAAAACATCTTAATAAAAAGTTGATAGGTATTGACCCTGGTAAAAAAGACATAATAACAATGGTAGATGAAGAAGGTAATTATTATTCTTATAGCAATTGTAGAAGACGAAATGACACTTATTCAAAAAGAAGTAATCAAATTGTATTAGCAGAAAAAGCTAAGAATGACAATGAAATTATTACAATAGAAACTAAATTATCAAAATTCAATAAGAGAACATTAAACTCTAAAAAATTTATAGATTATCTACAAGAAAAACAAACAGTTACAAAAAAACTACAAGAATTTTATGAGAAACCATTATTTAGAAAGTTAAATTTGAGACGTTTTTGTAGAACTAAAAGTGCTGAACATATGATGTTGAATGAAATAGAAAAGAAATTTGGTAAGAATTTGCTATTAGGATTAGGTGATTGGTCTATTAATTCAAGTTATCAAATGAAGGGTTGTATGCCAACACCAAATAAAGGTATATCAAAATTATTAATGAAACGATTTGAAGTAATTTCAGTTGATGAATACAAAACAAGTAAATTATACAATAACGATTTAACAAAAGAACTAACAAATATAAATGTAAAACGAGGTAAAAAGTCTAAATCTATTCATACATTACTAACTCCAACGAGGAACCCGAATGGTGTAATTTTGAATAGAGACAGAAATGCGTGTAAAAATATTTTATTAATAATGAAGGAATTTTTACATACACAAACAAGGAAAGCTGAATTCAGTCGAAAACAAATAGTTGATTCATAGAAGTAGCTGTGAATTGATTGTGAAGGGATTGATAATCTCTACTTTTAATAAAGGATTATCAAGGAAACCCTTTAACTATGGAATTAAACTAATCTGTTTTAAAACAGATTCAGTTAGTAGCGAGCGAATTTTTATTTAGCATTTTAAAGTGCCATTTAAAAACCGCAGTGCTCTAAATGACAGTTTGACATTTGATACATTTTATTCTAGAATAAATAAAAAACCTAAAAGTAAAATAGCTGTAGCCTTATTAGACCAAAATTTAATTAGTGGTATAGGGAATTATTTAAGATGTGATATTTTATGGTATGCTAAAATAAATGGAGATACACGAATTGGGGATTTAACTACTTCTCAAAAAACAGATTTGTATAATGCTTCTATAAATATATGTAGATATTATTCGTATTTATCATATGAACTAGATTTTACACCAGAAGATTACGAAAGAGATTTTTTTATTTATATGGAAGAATATGATATTTACGGTAATCAAGTATCTACAAAAACGCTAAATGGCCGTACGTTTCATTTTGTAGAATTATAAATTTGCGCCACCAAGTAAAAATAAATTAAGCCCTTTAAAGGGTTTATTTTATTTTAATTTACAATTGAAGAGTTTTTTTGATGAATTTTCTATGATAAAACAAGATATAAGAATCTTTAGTGATAAGTTGTGATTCCAAATTAGATGAATTATATCGTGAAACATTTCCATCATTAAAATTATACCAGTTATCATCTAAGTTTTTACATGCACTCCAATAGTGACCTCCATCTAAATTACCGCCATGATAATTGACTGCATATAAATCGTAAATATAATTATTCATCTCATTTTTATCAGTGGATATATACTGTGTAAGATTCAAATCTTTTAATGGGAATGTAATTAAATTGTTGTTCTTACTCGTGAATGACCCGTCTTGTTTGAATCGTTTTAGATTTATAATTAGATAATTTGGTAATGTCCATAATACAGATGATTTATTACATCCAGTTTCATTACATTTATCGCATTTCCAAGTATCAATAACGTGTTCATTTTGGAAATAATCATCTAAACAGTCTTGTAAACTTGAATTTGTATCTTGAATACTTAAACTGATATTATTATATGGTTCAAATACTTCTTCTGAAACATTGCACTTTAAACATCTTACATTATTAATAATATTTCCGTAGAATGTTTCTATAATGAAAGAATATTCCTTTTCATAAAAATTCTTCCATGTTTCAAGTGATTTTCTCATGAGACTGTCTGTGCGTGTTTGTATATCACCCTTTATTTCTATTTCTACTTCATAAGATAGTGATTTATGTAATATATCCAAAAGATACATTAAACATTCGTGTGAATCTTGTTGTTGAAGACTATAATATTTTTTATGAAACTTACTAAAATTTTCAATAAATGTTTTAGGTTTTATTAATTGATTAGATTCCCAAACGTGATTTAACAGTGTTACATAACTTTGTAATACATATTGTTCATTTTTTTTATTTTTCAAGTCCATGTCGTCTTTATAAGTAGTTGATAAAATATAATCTGTTAGTTTTAGACTATTAAATAAACATTGAAGGATTGAATTCATATAGCATTTATTACCTAAATTAAGTAGACCACACAATCCTTTACCTGTATATGTAGATTTACTAATTCTTAGTTCATAGTGTTTGTAAAAGTCATAATCATATTCAAGAGATTCCATTTATTAATTATATATTATTGATTATATAATTACGAGATATTTAATCAATTTTTTTAAACAAAAAAAAATTTATTTATATATATTAAAGAAGATGGATAGAATATGTTTTGAAAGACCTACATTTAACATGTATTTATTTATTCTCGCGTGTATTGTATCTTACTTGTTATATTTTAAATTGTCAGAACATTATCAGGAAACGAAAATTGACCCACCTTTCGGTTCTTCGGCTACTGAAATGCCAAAAGATAAATTATACGATAAAGTTCTCGAATTAAAAGACTCTTTACATGATTCTCAATTAAAAGAACAAAAATGTCAAATTCAGTTAGATACATTAAAAAATAATATAAATGTGTCTAGTCAAGGTGTAAGTGTACAACCACAATTTTTAGAAAAAATTTATAATCCGCTCTCAGGTACATCTCCATTATATCCAGGTGGTTCCTTTGCAAATCCTAGAGGGTATGATGGTTATCGTCAGTTCCAACAACTTGGTTATATAAGTGGTGGACCTAATGGTCCTAGATATCCTATTATGGGGCGTTATCGTGACGCAGGTCGTAGTGACCGTTTTGAATATTATTTTATTGATAACGAGAGGGGAAGAATCAAGGTACCTTTCAAAACTAAAAATTATAATGAATTATATGATGGAGATAATGTAAATATAGATGAGTTAGGTGGTGAGTTTACATTTAAAAAATATGAAGATACAGATGGGAATAGATATTCACCAGATATTTTTTAATAAATAGAATTTTTAAGTTGATTTTCCCAGTCGTCAATAACATAATACCAATAATTAAAAATACCTAAGCCCCAGCAAATTCTATATAAATTCTATAAGCGACAACTTATTAAACCTTGTTGCTTTGCACTAGTATCAGTCTTGTTTCGGCAAATGGACGATCTTATATAATTTATATAGAATAACAATCATTATAACTTTGTATAAATTGATGGAGTTGTCAAAAAGTTGTTTATTCAAGAATGTATCTTGTTTAGTTAATAAATGAATAACTACCCCTAATGGTAATAATATTAAGTAATATGCTGGTCGAGTTAGTTTAAGATATTCTCTAATATAAGGTTCGATTATATATGCAATTAAAAATGTCATACTAAAATCAAAAATAGCTATACCTTGTCCTTCTGAATTTAAAAATGGTTTGTTTAGTTGAAAACGATATTGTCGTATCTGATTAATGTCCATATTAATATAAGAATAGATAATTTATTTATCTATTTTAATTCTAAAATTTTATTTCTAAGTATATAATAAGTATCGTAGTATGCCTGAAACTAAACCAAGAAGTCGTAAAACTACTCATAAATTGAGTCCAGCTGATTATATTCGTAAACATTCACCAATCAAGAATGGTCTTAAAATCAAAGACGAAGATAAACCACTAGAAATGTATACTAAAATTTTACCTAAATTATATCTTGGAAATTATCAGGCTGCGAAAAATGCAGAATTCTTTAAAGATAAGAAAATCAAAGCTGTTTTAAATTGCTCAAAAGACCTTCCAAACACATTCGCCTGTAAAAAAGACATTGAATATATGAGAATTCCAATTGATGATTCTTTAAAAGAAGTCGACATTAAAAAATGTTACGAATTTATGCCTGTCATTGTTGAATTTATTCACAAACACGTTGTTTTGCAGAAAGACAACATCTTAATTCATTGTTATGCTGGTCGCCAAAGGTCAGCAATCAGTGTAGCGGTATACTTGGTAGCAAAATACGGTATGACACCTGCAGA